GGAAGCAGCAATCCCAAAGTAAAGATTAAAATGTGCTAAATACCTACTTGTAACGTTACAAAATTGTAATACTTGACCTTTCCGAAGGTCTGTGTTATACTATTCACCAACGCAGACAAGTCGAGTCTGCTTCCATCTGCGGGTAAACACTCCGCAAGTAACAACAAAGAGGTATTAATTCAATGATCAAACTCACAGCCCTGACAGCTCTTGCTGCATCTTCACTGGCATCTGCTGCCATCGCTGGACCCTACGTTAACGTAGAGACCAATGCTGGCTGGACTGGCGACGATTACACTGGAGCAACGACAGACATCCACCTGGGGTATGAAGGCACTGCTGGTGCTGCTTCATGGTACGTCCAAGGAGGACCTGCTGTAGTGGCACCTGACGGTGCTGACAGCGACACTCAGTTCTCTGGTAAGGCAGGTCTCGGTATTCCTGTTAGCGAAGCGGTTGGCGTCTATGGAGAAGTTTCCTTCCTGACTGCTGACGGCGACGACAACACTGGATACGGTGGTAAGTTGGGTCTTAAGTATAGTTTCTAATTTAGAACCTATATAAGGTAAAACTTGGGGACCAAGAGGTCCCCTTTTTAATACAATTGCAAACATCACTATGAAATTTGTAGTATACACACGCAATGGGTGTCCCTATTGCACTAAAGTGAAACAGGTTTTATCTGCTAAAGGATTTCCCTATGAGGAAATGAAACTCGATCAGAACTTTAATCGAGAAGAATTTTATGCAAAGTTTGGCAGGGGTAGCACTTTTCCTCAAGTTCTGCTAGACTCTAAAAAGATCGGTGGATGCACCGATACTGTTCAATATTTGCGAGAAAACAAACTTATCTAATGGAAGAAGAATTCTACGAACTTGTCGAATCTGCTATTGATGCAGCATTTGAAAAAGATTGTTATCTTTTTAATTGCTCTACTTACTTGAAGTACAACAAAACTACTAGAAAACAAGTTCAGGGGTTCATCAATTCAACCACCGCTGGTAACATCGCTCTTACCTGCGCTGATTTACAGACGTATATTAAGGGTGGTGACAAAGTTCTCCGTGAAGCATATGGACATCTCGGCAAACCAAAAGCAAGAAAGATACACAAGTATCTCCAAAAGATTCTATTGGATGCTGTAGAGTATGAGAAAACCCGCCGACCAGGACGAAAAAAACGTTCTAAATAGCTTTAGTTACCCTAGGGGGAAACATGTTAATTGCTTTGGCAGTTCTAGTTACAATCGGTGCTTTCATTTTAGGAATCACTGTTTCTTGGTTAGCAAAAGGTTACGTTGAAGATTACATCGAAAATGCCGCCTATGCTAAATCAGTTACCCATCCAGAAATGTTCGATGAGAATGGTGATATGATTCATGATGAATTGATTTACATTCGACCAAATTTTCATTGGGAAGAACACATTGAGGATGAGGAAGATTAATTAATCGGAGTTTATTATGCCCAAATCTATGGAAAATAGTAACCCTAGGTTACTGTTAAGTGAGATTTTGAGAAAAGTCTCCAACGCAAAAACTAAATCGGAGAAGATCAACCTTCTACGGAAGCACAACAGCACTGCCCTTAGGCAAATGCTTATCATCAACTTCGACGAGAGTGTGGTCTCTATGCTCCCTGAAGGCGATGTTCCTTATACACCTAATGATGCTCCTGTAGGCACTGATCACAGTCGCCTAGAACAGGAGTATCGTGGTCTTTATAGGTTCTTCAAGGGTGGTGCAGATAAACTGCCCAACCTCAAGAGAGAATCTATGTTTGTCCAACTCTTAGAAGGACTTGCTGCTGAAGAAGCAGAACTCATGGTCCTTGTAAAGGATGGTAAACTTAGTGATAAGTACAAGAGAATCACAAAGACTGTAGTGTCTGAAGCATTCCCATCTATTGAATGGGGAGGTCGTTCTTAATGAACAAAGGCGTAACAGTCTTGAAGCAGAACTGCGATCCGAAGGAAGCGGAAGATCGTTCTCTGCCATACATATGCTATCTTATTAGCTACAACGTAGACGGAAAGGTCACCTATGATCTGGCAATGACAGGCAAAGAGGTAGACCTTTTTGACTATTACTATGATCTTTATGGAAAAGATTTTATAAAGTTTAAACAATCAGAAGGGAGGGTAAATCCAAAACTATGGGTGGATCCAAAAGCACCAAAAGCGAAGCGAGGAAAATGACAATCTACTTCGACAAACGTGCTGAAGAACAGTCAGCAATGATTGCTGCTGCTGAAGAAAAGGAAGCGCAAGAACAAAAGACTAAACAAGAAAACCTTGAGAAGGGTGCTAAAGTTCTTTCTCTGTTTGTCAAACCACTAGTTCTTATGCTATTATGGAACTGGTTGATGCCAGGTATGTTTGGTCTTGCTACCATTGGATACCTAAAGGCATTTGGACTGTGTTTATTGTCCCGTATATTATTTGGTAAAGATGACTAAAGTATGCCTTGTCTCTGTCACACCTGATGCAGAGAAAACTATGGGGTACGTTGCCCGTGTGAGCAACCCCGCTAATCAGGACAATCCTAACGTTGCTGGTCTGTTGAAGTATTGTATTAAGCATGGGCATTGGTCTGTGTTTGAACAAGCATTCATGACACTTGAGATCAGTACCACAAGAGGATTGGCAGCTCAAATTTTGAGGCATCGTAGCTTCACATATCAAGAATTTTCACAACGATATGCCGACAGTTCTCTACTGTTCGAGGAAAAGATTCCTCTGCCTGAACTGAGACGGCAAGATACCAAGAACAGGCAAAATAGTTTCGATGATCTTGATCCTTTCATCAATCAAGAGTTTCAAATTAAAATGGAAAACCATTTCAAAGCAGGAATGAAACTCTATCAGGATATGCTTAAGGCATCGATTGCAAAGGAGTGTGCTCGTTTTGTACTGCCTTTGGCAACGCCCACAAAATTATACATGACGGGTTCAGCAAGATCATGGATCCATTATATCAATCTGAGGACTGCTAACGGCACTCAGAAAGAACACATGGACATTGCCGAACTATGTAAGCGTCACTTCATCTGTCAGTTTCCAATCATCGCAGAAGCACTTGAGTGGTGTTCTGAGGGGGAAGACTGTGGATGTAATGATGACGACTATGCCGACTGTATTCAACCATCCCTGAGGATTGACTAATGCCTACTTACCCTGTAAAAAACACAAAGACTGGAGAGACCAAAGAACTCCACATGACCATGAAAGAATATTGTGACTGGAAGGATGAAAATCCTGACTGGGACAAAGACTGGATGGCAGGAGTCGGAGGTACTACATATGGTACACCCAAAATGGATGATGGTTTCAAAGAAGTCATGTCCAAAGTTCAAAAAGCACACCCTAGAGCAAACTTGAGTCGATTCACCTAAACTATGGCAAGAGCACGGAAAAAAACTGGGACTCCCCAAACCTATCCTAATGGTATGTCAAAGAAACAAATGAAACGTAAGAAACCTATTGATTCTTCATACATGGTTCCGATCAAACCTTTGACGGACAATCAAACCGTTGCGTTTGAAAATTATGAGATGGGTAAGAACTTACTTCTGCATGGTGCTGCAGGTACAGGTAAAACTTTTATTACTTTGTATCTTGCTTTGCAAGAAGTGCTTGACGAAAACACACCTTATGATAAGATATACATTGTAAGGTCACTTGTGCCGACTCGTGAGATTGGTTTCCTACCTGGCGACCATGAAGATAAGTCTGCCTTGTATCAAATTCCTTACAAGAATATGGTCAGGTATATGTTCAGTATGCCAGACGATAATTCATTTGACATGCTTTATGATAATCTCAGAGCCCAAGAGACTATTTCATTTTGGTCTACTTCTTTTATCCGTGGAGTTACTCTTGACAATGCCATTGTTATTGTCGATGAGTTCAGTAACCTGAACTTCCACGAACTAGACTCTATGATCACCCGTATAGGTGAAGACTCTAAGATCATGTTCTGTGGTGATATCACTCAGTCAGATCTCGTAAAAGAGAACGACAAGACGGGTGTATCTGATTTCATTCGTATCTTACAATCAATGCAAGAGTTTACTTGTATCGAATTTGGTATCGATGATATCGTTCGTTCAGGTCTTGTTAAATCATATCTAATTTCTAAATATAATCTTGGTTTCTGATGTTTAATTTTGTTGATGTTGTCCTCAATGAACACGTTGAGGTCGAACCCGTGAGTAAAGATGGAGTGAGGTTCTATCCCATTCCTAATGCTGATAAATATTATCCGAGTGTTACCTCAATCACATCGTATAAGAACGCACAATTTTTCGCAAAATGGCGAAAAAGAATTGGTGAAGAAGAGGCTAATCGCATCACTGCTCGCGCTACACAACGCGGCACAGCATTTCACAACATCGCAGAAGATTATTTCAAAGGAGACTTAAACATCGACAGATACTTGGAAAACAATCCATTATCTGTTAGAATGTTTCAGTCAGCAAAATCTACACTAAACCGAATCAATAACATTCATTGTCTAGAGACATTTCTCTATTCACATTACCTCGGTTTGGCAGGTCGAGTGGATTGTATTGCTGAGTTCGATGGCGAATTAGCAGTGATCGATTTTAAAACTTCAACCAAAGAAAAAAAGGAAGATTACATTGAGCACTATTTTGTGCAAGAGACTGCATATGCAGCGATGTTCCTTGAGCGTTC